TAGCAATAGTCATCGTGTACCTTCCTCCTCTAAGTACGAAACTTGAAGATTCAAAAGTAGGTACACCAGCTCCAGCATCAATTTCTCTAGCTCCACCAGCAGCAGTTCCAAATCCATTTCCAGCAAACTTGTACATATTCAGAAACTGAATAGTACCAGCACTAGAGCTAGCATCGGTACTTAAAGATAATTCTTGTGTGTTAACAGACCTATAATGAGGCTTAAAAACAGTAGAGTTCCAAATATGCCTTTGAAACACCCTACGGCTTGTCTTCCTTCCTCTAAATCCAACAGCATGTCCTGTTGTATTCTGACTTGTATAATCAATAGTCCTCCTTCCTCCTTTACGAGTGACTTTTCTTTTGGCGAATCGTGTACGTTTACGTAACCGACTTGTCGGCCTGAACGCAGACGCATAGGTCCTCTTTCTAAACATCGCCATAATGATTCAGGGGTATGAGGGGGTATTTATAGTATGTTGGTCGCTTCGCTCCCTCAATTGACAGAGTCAGCGCGCCTAACGGCGCTCGCCTCTTCTGCGCAGTGAACCCCGCCTTCGGCGACCCTACGCGGGCTGCAATCGCTCGCTGCGCTTCGCTCAATTTTCATAAATATAATATCTCTTTGATTTATCACTTTATTGATACATGATATTCTTTTACATTTCTTCGATTACAATACGCCTTTCAAGGGCTGGTAGTTGAGGATTTATCTCATCCCCAAACTTGAAAATATCTTTCGGTTGAAAGTTACTAGTTACAATGAATGTGTCAGCATACAATGCGACCATTCCACCTTTTGTTTCCACAAAACACTTGTATCGATCAAACCATCTTAAAAGATGATTAATATCAATACCATTTGGACCGAAATCATCTATAATGACTTCTTTTTGACATAAGTATCCATTCCACCATTTGGTTCTTGGATCTTTGACGTAGGCATTAGGGAGGGTGTCGTGGGCATGTCGACTTTTACCCACTCCCGGAAGTCCCCAAATCCATCGAACAGAGATGTTGGGTCTGTCAATGGGGGGCTTGACTGAAAGGGCATTTCTGAGCATGTTAGATCCATTGAATATCCACGCTCCGGGCTCGGACACGGAGAAGTCAGCCACTCCTGAATCTCCGAGTTCGACGGCAGCCATGAACGATCTGGCGACTTCATCTTTGTCCTTTCGGACTCTTCCTTCATCGATGACACCTCCTTCGATAAAATTTCCATCTTTGCTGCAATATGATCTATTTTGTCGAGCAGTACCTGCTGCGCGCGTGATATGAGCCCGAGATGTGAGCTTACTTGATACATGATTGAAAGAACTCCGTCTTCGTAGCGAGACGTATCCTTGCAAATGAGGGGTTCCAGATTCACCGGTCTCTCGACCGATGATCCAGTACTTGGCTTCTTGTTCGCACCAAGCTGAGATGCGGGGCACATCTTCCTCTTCGACATAATTGTTAAGAGTGAAGCACCAGTGCATAGACCGGCTATTGTTGTTGGGAGGCATTGAATGAATGAGAGACTAATGGTTGTTATATAGGATGAATTGTGGCAGGGCAGGGCAACGGGGGTAATACTAACCCCGTTGCCTTGCCACCTTTTATTATATTGATAGCTTACAAAGGAAGCAACCATTGACGTATGCGCTTACGCATAGGTATAGTTGACATTACAATTAAATAGCATCAGCTGTGAAACTTAAATTATACGATTGAATAACCTTGAAAGGTGCATTCGAACCGTCAAAACTACTTGCCAATATACAAATATATGGCGACCTAGCATCTAATCCATACGCGTTCTCGTCTATCTTCTGAGTCTTGAACCTTGTTGAAAAGGTATAGTTTTCGTTTCCTTCAATTAATACTTCTCTTGACATAAACGGCTTACCTATCTGATTATAAAAATCTGGAGTAACAGATGGATCCCAGGCAGCATTTTCTGATGCGCCAACTATAGTAAAGTCAGGATTATTTCCTGTAGTAATCCTCCACATCTTTAATTTAATATCTGATGACGACTGGTTAGCAATAGTCATCGTGTACCTTCCTCCTCTAAGTACGAAACTTGAAGATTCAAAAGTAGGTACACCAGCTCCAGCATCAATTTCTCTAGCTCCACCAGCAGCAGTTCCAAATCCATTTCCAGCAAA